GCCTTGTCCGATCCTGTGCCGTCCGCAGCGGCCCGGCCGCAGCCGCGCGTCGTCCTCGAGCCGGGAACCTGGCGGCTACGGCGCGCCGACTCGCGCTGAGACGCTTGCGACCGGGGGCGTCCCGGCCTAGAGCAACGACGTCAGGCGGGCATGATGTAGTGGTAGCCTGGCAGCTTCCCAAGCTGCTCGTGCGGGTTCGATTCCCGCTGCCCGCTCCAATACTTAGCCAATTTCGGCGGATCGTTTTGCAACGCGTTTTGCAATTCAGGTTCTCCTTTCGGTCTGATTCAGCTTGGCGATGATGGTGGCCATGCGCGCCGACTGGCCCACGTAGCGGCGGAGAATCTTGGCGACGGACTCCTCATCCCAAGCCAAGATTTCGGCGATGTCCGACGCCTTCAGGCCTGCCGCATAGAACCGCGTCGCGGCCGTGCCCCGCAGGTCGTGGAAGTGCAGCTCGGTCCCGTCGGGAAACGCCTTCTTGAGCGCCTTGCGGAAGCAGGACCCGTTCGGCCCGTCGGTCATCGGCCGTCCCGAGACGCCGGTCAGGACCATAGTGCTGCGGCGCGGGATGGCCTCCAGCGCGGCCCGCAGGCCATCGTACAGGGGCACCACGGCCTCGCGCTTGCCCCGGCTCTTGCCGGTCGGGATGACGATGGCGTCGTCGCCGATGTGCGACCAGGCCAGCCGCCGCAGGTCGCCAGTGCGAAGGCCGGTGTGCGCCGCGAGGTTCACGCCGTGCCACACGTCGGGGCGCGCTACGGCCCTGAGGGCGGTGAGGTCGGCCTCCGTCCAGATCACGTCAGAGCGATCGACCCGATACAAGGTTTTGATGCCCTCGCAGGGGTTCGACCTGATCTTGTCGAGCTCGACAGCGTGCGTCAGCAGCCGTGACAGGACCTGCATCCCGTAGTCGGCGGTCCGGGGCTTGTCGGCCCAGGTGTCGCGCCAGCGGCGGATGATCGGGCGGATGGTCTCCGTGCGCCCGAACTGCTCGACCCGGAGGTCGCCGAACTTGTGGACAATGCGATCAAGCCACCTGGTCCACTGGCGGCGGGTCGAGTCGGCCAAGCCGGTGAAGGCAGAGCTGGCCTTGTAGCTGGCCACCAGCGCCCGGACCCGTCCGGTGTCCTCATTACGGCGCCCGGCCATGGCCTCGTTAAAGCTGGCCAGGAACTCCGGCGAGCCGGGCTTGCCCTTGAGCCGGGGCGCGCCCTTGCCGCGCCACGCGTAGTAGTAGACCTCGCCCGTTTTCCGATTGGTGACGCAGTTCACGCCCCGCAGGTCAATCTTCACCATGGGTGGCCTCCCATTCCGCCAGCTCACGGTCGAGGGCGTCATCGTTGGCCGCCGCCGGAGGGTCGTCAAAGTGGATTGTCACGTCGCCCCGCGTGATCGCTCGCACCGGACGGCCGACAAGGCGAGCGGCCAGGACCGCCGCCTTTATGTCGATCTCGCGGATTCCGGGGCGCGAAGCCATTAGACGCTCCAGTCCCGGTAACGGTTGGCCAGGGTCGCCGCAGCAGCGGGCGGGGCCTCGCTGTGGCGGTCGTCGTAGAGGCGACAGACGTGCAGCAGGGCCGAGGTCCGGACGCTTTCCGGGATGGCGTCGGTTTCGGCCAGGCCGTCGGCATGGGCGAGGGCGGTTTCCGTCGCGGTCAGGATCAGCCCAGTGATAAGGGTGTCATCCTCGTTGTGCAGCACTCGCAGGAACTCCTTTGTCTCGGCGAGCGTGAGGATCGGATCAGGCATTGGCCACCTCCGGCGAGCTGCCCAGCGGAATCCAGTTGGCGGGTTGGTGATAGGTGTCGCCGCCGAGGATCGGCGTCTCGTTCTCCCGGCGGCGAATGTCGTTCGGCGACAGCGCACCGATCTCCCGTCCGATCCGGTAAGCCTCGAACCGGGCGCGAACGTCGCCTCGCAGTAGGGCGGCGAGGTCGTGTTCGATGTAGAGGGTGCGGCGCGCCTCCGGCGTCAGCAGACAGCGGATCATGGCGGTTTCAACCCGCGCGGCCAGCGGCCCCAGACAGTTGGCCACCAGCGCGCGGGCCTCCTGTTCGGTGTTGCTATACGTCGCCTTGTCCGTGATGCCGACGCTCGTCGGCGGAACCCCGAACAGGCGGGCCACGTCCTCGTTGGACAGCTTTTGACTGGCCAGGAACTCGGCATCCTCGGCCGACCATGCCAAGGGGCTGTATTTAGCCCCGCCGTCCATGATGATGAGCTGACCGGCGTTGGCCGACCCTTGCAGCCGCTCCCGCACGGACTCGCGCACCTTCGACCGCGCGTCGCCGGTCAGGCGCTCGGCGTAGCTCATGACGCCGGAGGGGCGCAGGCCGTTGTCCACCAGTGCCTTGGCCGTCTCCGATTGCGCGACCCGCAGGGCCATCGCCTGCCGCCCATATTGAATAGCCGACAGGCCCATAACGCCGTCGCGGGACGGGCCGCGGATGTGAAGGGCCTCCTCTTGTAGCAGGACAAACGTCCCGCCGGAGCGTTGCGACACGCGGTAGCGGAGGCGGCCGGACGGCAGGGTTTCGACCACCACGTCAGCAGGGGGGAGCGGATAGATCGCCGTCACCTGACCGCGACCGTCGCGCTCCAGCCGGGCATAGGCGTTGCCGGTCAGGTCCAGCGAGCGGATCAGGAACTCGCGGGCTTCAAATGCCGTCATTTGCGGGTTGGCCAGGTCGTGCAGCACGCCGTAGAGCGCCAGATCGTCAGCTCGCGCCCGGCCGCCATCGGCAGACCGGCGCAGGAGGAACAAGCCGACGCTGGCCAGCATTTCCGATCGGATGTTGACGCACCGGACGGCCACGGCCGAGTTGGACAGCAGGGTCTCGGGGTTCACCGCGCTCGGCCCCTGACCGCGAAGGCTGAACCATTCGGCCAGATACGGGTCGGAACTGGCGATCGTCGCCGCGTTGCGGGTCTCGCGCTTGAAGGGCCAGATCATGCGATGGCCTCCAGAAAGCGGCGCATATGGGCGAGGCGCAGGGCCGAAACGGCTTCGCGCGACCGGGGCGTGACCACTGTTCCGTCATAGGCGGGCCAGGCCTTCACCACGCTGATTTCATGAAGGCGAACCGCCTCCAGCATCCGCACGCCACCCTCGCGGGTCTCCCCGCCGGGCGCGACGGTGAAGCCGAAAGACATGCCTCCCAGGTCGCCGCGTTCGGCCAGGGCCAGAATGTCCCGCCCGTCGCCGGTTTCGGGAAGGTCCAGGTCAAAGGCCAGGCCAGTCGAGTCCTGCGACAGGCGCAGGGAGCGCGAACGGGTCCGTGCCAGCAAGCGGGACGGGTCATGATCGACCAGGGCCAGCACGTCCTGGCCAGAGCGCAGGGAGCCGGTGAAGGCCCCCTGTCTGATCTCTTCATCGAACTGATCGGCGATGCGCGCCCGGACGCCGAAGAGGGCAGCATAGCCCTCCAGGCGGCGACCCTTTGCGCGAAGCTCGATCGGTGCGGAGCGGCGTTCGGGCGCGATCATTCTCAGACCTTCGCGTATCGGAAGGCTTTGACGTGACGGACGGCCACGTCAGCATCCAGGAAGGCATGGATCAGGGCGCCGCCATTGCTGGCCACGTCCGCGTGATACGGGTTGACCAGGACGTCGACGGCCGACCAGTAGCCCACCACCAGCTCCGACCAGATACCGTAGATCAGGGCCTGTTTGACCGGCGACGTGCCGATGCTCGGGACTTGGGTCGTGACCTCCAGCCGTTGATTGAAGAACGTCTCGGCAAGGCTGATCGGGCGACCTTGGCCGTCTTTCAGCTTGCGGGCGGCCTTGATGACAGTCGGGTTCGTCAGGAACGCTGCGGTTCCGTTCACGTCGTCCATTTCCAGGGCGGCGATCAGGTCGGCGGCGGTGTCCGTCAGCAAGGTGGAAGCCGTGACTTCCGAAACCCCGGAAGTGGACAGGATGCCCACCGGCTCATTGGTGCCACCGCCCTTGATGGCGGCCAGGTCGAGAGCCTGCGCCAGGATCAGGCCGAGGTCGCGGCGCATCAGATCCTCGATCGCCTCGTTCGATTGCAGGATCAGGCGGCGCGAGAGCCGGTATTCGCCGGTCACGGTCTTCGGAGCCATCGGAACCTTGGCGAACGTCGCGGCCGACCGGGTGGCGTTGCCGTTCTCGGCGACCCACGACGCGGAGCCGGAGGCGGTCAGGCTCGGCAGGTCCACCGCGCCGGTGAGGTTCCGCAGGACCGTCGCGCCCATCGCCTCAACCCTCAGGGCCGGGCGGAAGCGATCGGCGAGGGGGGCGACGTTCGTCTGAACCGTGAAGCCGCCAGCCGACCCGGTGCCGACCGTCTGCGACCGGGCTTCCCCCAGCAGCATCGTGGTCGGGATCATGACGCCACGGGTCTCACGGCCGCGCGAAAGCTCGGCGTGCATTTCGCCTTCCAAGCCGTCGAAGTTGCCGGTCATGCCGCACCGCATGGCGCGGGCCACGCTGTAGCGGGACAGGTCCGGGGCGTGGCGGTTGTCGTTGACGGCCTCGCCAGCGGAGCGCCGTTCGGCTTCAGCCAGGAACTCGGCGTTGCGGATTTGGGCGTCGAGCGATTCGACCTCGGCGCGACCTTGGGTGAAGGCCGACGCTTCGGCGGGCGTCAGGTCGCGGTTGTCGTTCTCGGCGGCCAGTTGGATGGCCTTGAGCGCATCCACCTTGGCGGCGCGCTTCTCTCTCAGGGAAGGCAGGTTAGGCATGGGGGAAAAGCTCCATCTGGCCCACGCAGGGCACGGGGAAAGGGCGTCTCTCGACGGCCGGGGAAGTATCCATCTGGCCCCAAAGGGCGCGGGGACATCGCGTCTCACGACGGGAATGGGGTGCGGCTACGCAACCTTGAACGCTGTCTGAACGACACCCCGGCGCCGCGCAGGTTGCTTGTCGTTGTTCGCCTAGCCGCTTCGGCGTCAAAGGAATGGCGACGGGGTATCTCATTCGGCGTCATCCCCATCGACGCCATCGTTCACGCTCTCATTGGCGCGCTCGAAAGCGGTGCGAATGACGCTCTCAACGTCGATCGAGATATAGACCGGGGCCGGCTCGTGCTCGCGGCGCAGGGTGGCAACACCACTCGGCAGCTCAGGGTCGAAGTCGGCATCGCTGGAGTGCACGGCGCGGTCGGGATCGAGCTGCGCGATGGACTTGCGCCGGCCCATGTCGCTCTCCCACAGGGCCACCAGCTTCATGCGCCAGTCGTCGCCGTCGCGGTAGAGGTAGAGCCGGCGATTCGACCACATCAGCGCCAGCGCGCCGGCCGGCATCTCGTCCGGGTTCTTGAGGTGGTTCATCTGGGGGAAGAAGTGATCGCCCATGATGGTGTTGGCGATCGAGCTGGCCGTGGGCACGTCCACGCCGAAATTCACCAGCGCGCGCACCAGCGCCAGGATGGCGATGTCGCGGAAGCTGTATTCGGTCCAGCCGCCGCCCTCGGGCTTCGGGGTGTGGATTTCGACAAGGCCGCGCTGCAACCACAGGCGCACGGCTTTCGGGGTCGAGCCGATGGCATAGACCACATCGGAGAACCGCAGCTTTTTCGACAGGGTTGCGTTCATGGAAATGGCCTCACGGGAGCACATAATGGATATATGCTCCCGTTGAGGCCAAAGGTCAAGGGAGGGCGTGCTCTCGTGAGGCCTTTTCAATCGGCCTCGTCCGGCTCGCGCCCGTCGTGCTCGGCGTCCTCGTCGATTATGCCCTCGTCCTCGCAGGCATCTTCGAGGTCGGTCCATTCGGGACCGCCGAGGGGCTGCGCACGCGCCCGCACCGCCTGACTGGCGTTGGCGGCGACCTCGTTCCAGCCGAGGGAGGGCTCCAGGTCCGGATCGCCGTCCAGATCGTCCAGTGCGAGCATGAGCCGGTCGATCGCCCGCTCCAGTTTCACGCGGAGCCGCAGGCGGGAAAGGGCAGGGTGCTCAATGGGCGCGGGGGCGCTATAGGCCGTGGTAGCCATGACGTGATCTCCAAGCGATCCGTTGCGGTTAGGGCCGGGCGAAGCGTTGGCGCGCTTGCCCGGCCCGCCATTTCCTGACATTGCTTATTGTATGTCGTCAATAGGCAACGTTAGAAAAGGCCGGGGCCGTCCTCCGGTGAACGCGACTCCGATCACGGTGAGATTGCCTCCCGACCAGCTCGCGCGTCTGGATAGCTGGATCGCGGAGAACGGCGGTCACTATTCCCGCCCGCAAGCCGTGCGAGTGCTTATGGAGCATGCATGGGGGCGAACGAACCTGGCCAAGGGGGTGGCCTTTCTTCCTGACCGTGTGAAGCCGATCAGCGACTAAGCCGCCTCAACCATGGGTGACCAGTCCCCAGCCTCCGGCTTCATCTCCATGGCGTGCAGGGCCATCGCCAGCGCCACCGCGCCGTCGATGCGGCCGGTCGCTCGGCTCTTGTCCAGCTTCCTGTTCGCGGCAGGGTCGCGGGTCACGACGGCGTTGGATACGCACCACGTCAGGACCGGATTGTTCGCGTGGCGCAGATTCCGCTCGGCCACCACGCGCTCCAGCGCATCCACAGCCGGGGCCATATCCCGGTAACCTTGGCCGTGCTCGACCATCGCCAGATCGGTCACGCCCTCGTCGGCGAGCGCCATCTTGAAGGTCTCGATCCGCCAGCGGTCATAGGCCAGCGCCTGAACCCTGAACCGGGCGCACAGTTGCGCCACCGTCGCCGCGATGAACCGGGGATCAGTCGCAGCCCCCGGCGTGGCGGTCAGAAAGCCTTGATCGCGCCAGACGGTGTAGGGCACGCGGTCTTTCTCGCCGCGATCGGCCAGCCCCTCGGCCGGAAGGTAGAACTGCGCCATGGCGTCAACGGTCCCGTCCTCATGGGGAAAGACGGCGACCAGCGCGGTCAGGTCGCGGGTTGCGGCCATGTCAAGCGCGAGCCAGCACGGTCGTCCCTCCAGATCGGGGCGCAGGGGTGCGCCGCACGCTTTCCATTCCGACACCGGCAGGAACCGGGTCTCGGCCGCGACACGTTGGTTCAGGATCAGGTTTCGGAACGCCGCTTCCTTCGACGGGATGCGTTGCGCCTGCGCCGCCTGCCGGGCCACGTCCTCCAGAGACCGGAAGTCGTCCAGCGCCGGGTTCGCCATGGCCCAGGTCTCGGGCGACCACGGGTCAGCATCCTCCGGCGCGGCGTAGTGTGTCAGGTGGAATGACGGGTCGTCGATCTCGCCGGACTGAACCCGCTGGCCGTAGTCGATCAGCTCCGACATAGGGGCCAGATCGTCCGCCGCCTGGGTGGATATGACCAGCATCAAAGGCTCGGCGCGGGCACCCATCGCGGTATCGAGAGCGTCCAGCAGATCGCGCTTCGCCGCTTGGCCCAGCTCGTCATAGACCACAAACGACGGGCTCAATCCGTGCTTGCCGGGCACGTCCGCCGACAGGGCCGCATAGACGGACCCGTTCTCGAAGTCCTCCATTTCCTTGGCGTGGCGGCGCAGGCTGACGCGCTCGTCCAGGAAGGACACGCGCTCAATAATCGCGGCCATTTCGTTGTAGATCAGGGCGGCTTGCGCCCGATCGTTGGCCGCCGAATAGACTTGGCCCCGCTGTTCGGCCTCCGGCCCCGACAGGTGGCAAAGCGCCAGACCAGCCGCCAGCGCCGTCTTCCCCTGCTTCCTCGGCATAGACAGCACCGCCGTCCGGACCGGGCGGGTCGCCCCATCCGCCACGCCATAGACCGCTTCAAGAAAGGCGCGCTGCCACGGCCGAACCTTGAACTGCGACCCTGCCAAGGCCCCGGACGTGACCGGCAGGAACTCCAGAAAGGCCACGACGCGCTCAACGCGGGTCAGCCCCTCGGCCTCCCACGGCAGGGCTCCCACGGCCTCCGCAGGAGCCTCCACGCTTCGCTTCTTCATCGGCTTCGCGCCGGGTCCACGCAGGCCCATCAGACGCCCCAGTCCTGAACTAAATGGTTTTTCTCATTGCCCGGCGGTCCGGAGGCGAAAGCCCCTTGTCCTGAAAGGGGGTTATCCCCCGCCAGGAACGGGTGCTCGGGATCAAGCGGAAGCCCATCAACGCCGCAGCCTTTGACGGCGACGCCCTTTCCTCCGGCTCGCTCGCGGGCGGCGGTCTTGATCGAATGGCATGACGGGCAGAGGGAGCGCAGGCCATCGGTCGGGGGGAAGGCGTGGCCCCCGCGTGAGATAGCGACGATGTGATCGACGTGCTCGGCAATGACGTGTCGGCCGCGTCGGGCGCAGGTCTCGCACAACGGCTGTTCGGAGAGCTTGAGGCGGCGCAGGCGCTGCCATGCGGTTGTCGTGTAGGGCCATTCAGCCATGGGTGATCCTCCGGGCCAGCAGGCGCAGCTCGGCCTCGATTTCTGACTTGTCGATGTGGAAGCGTTCGGGGTCGCGGTGTGACGGCCCGAGGCTGCGCAGACGATCCGCGAGGGCGATCAGCCTTAGGGGGGCGCTAACATCGCTAACGTTGCTAACAAGAGCGCGGGGGAGGCTCATGACCCAGCCTCCTCAATGTTAGCGATGTTAGCGATGTTAGGGGGGGAGATATCAGGGTGAAGGTATTTGCCCCTTCCGACCTTCTGAACCTGCCCGGCCTTGACCATCTGGTGCAGCAGGAAGCGGACGTTTGCGGACGTCAGACCGCTAACATCGGCGATAACATTCGGGCCGACCGGCTCGGTCTCGCCCGCCAGCGCCTCCAGGATCGCCTTCCTCTCGTCAGACACGCGGACCTCTTTGGCGTCCCCGAGGACGCTCCAGCGGCAGGTATCCCGGTCGAACTCCATAGCCGTGTCGAACTCGGCCACGTCGCGGCCTCGGCCGGAGAGGGTGACGCCCTCGCCGTCGCGGTCGAGGATGATGGTCGTGTCAGCCGCGCCGGTCAGGCCGTTCGTTCCGCTCACCTTCTCCAGCTTGTCACCGGCATCGGCCTTGCGGGTGTGGTGCACGACGACGATCGCCACGCCGAACTCGTCGGCAAGCTCCTTAAGCGGCGTGACGCTCCTGTAGTCGTAGGCATAGGGGGCCTCGGTCCGGCCCTGCGCTGACCGCACCTTGTTGAGCACGTCGATCACAATGAGCCGGGGGTTGCTGGCGGTCTCGATCCAGCGGCGCAGATCGGTCAGCCCGCCGTCGTCCAGCATCCGCATTTCGGTCCAGATAGTCAGGGCATCTGACGGCTTGCGGGCACAGACCTTTCGCAGGCGGTCTTTCAGCCGTCGCGGGTTGTCCTCCAGCGCGGCATAGAGCGCGGAACCCTGCGAGCAATGCCGATCCCCCAGGACATAGCCGCCCTCGGCGACGGCGCGGCAGAGGTCCAGCGCGAGCCACGACTTGCCCAGCTTCGGCGCACCGACCAGCAGGGTCAGGCCCGCCGCGATGTAGTCCGGGACAACCCAGGCCACGGGCGGGAACTCCATGTCCCAAAGCTCGGCGGCAGAGAACCGCGACGGACGGGCGGGGCGTTCAAGGCCGTCCAGATCAACGCCCCATTCGGCAAGATGATCGTTCGCGGGTGCCGGACGCCGGACCCATCCGCGCGACCTTGCCACCTCGCTGGAGAGCCAGCGCCCCTGCCAAAAGACGCTCGTTCCGCCTATCGTGTCGGTTGACGTGTCGCCCTCCACGGGTCGGCGCGGCGTCCGGTGCTTGGCCTCGAGAGCGGCGGCGGCTTGCTCGAACTCGGCCTCATAATCGCGGGTCACGCTCATGACAGCGCCCCCCGGATGGTGTAGGCTCCAGCCCGGTTAGTCCCGACAGATGAGCCGACCCCAGCCCCGGTAGCGCCCGCCAGCGCGCCGGGGTTTTTCGTGGCCGGATCAGGGGGGGCGGCGCTTTGCACCGCCTCGATAACCCATTGAACCGATTGACGCCGGTTCAGGAGTGTTTTGCAGCTATAACATTGATCGGCTTCGGAACGGTCGAGCTTCCCAAGCTGCTCGTGCGGGTTCGATTCCCGCTGCCCGCTCCAGTTTCCCCGAGCCCGGCCGGCGTTCAGCCGCCCGCCGCGAACCACGGCTGCATGCGGGCGAGGGCGTCCTCGATCTGCGGCGTCGAGACGGCGAAGCTGAAGCGCATGTGGGTGCGGCCCTCGACCGGGTCGAAATCGACCCCGGGCGCCGTGGCCACCCCGGTGTCGCGCAGCAGCTGCTCGCAGAACGAAACACTGTCGTCGGTCAGGTGGCCGATGTCGGCCCAGATGTAGAAGGCGCCGTCCGGGGGGGCGATGGTCCTCAGCCCCAGCCCGGGCAAAGCCTCCAGCATCAGCGCCCGGTTGCGGCGATAGACCTCCAGATGGCCCTCCAGCACCTCATGTTCGTCCATGGCGACGAGGCCGGCGTGCTGGCTCAGCGACGGCGGGGTCAGGAACAGGTTGCCGATATAGGCCTTGGCCGCCTCGATGTGATCGTCCGGGACCAGCAGCCAGCCCAGTCGCCAGCCGGCCATGCTCCAGTACTTGCTGAAGCTGTTGATGATCATGGCCTCGGGCTCGAAGCTCAGCATGGTCGGCTGGGGGCCGACGTAGCTGAGGCCGTGGTAGATCTCGTCCGAGATGATGCGGATGCCCCGGGCGCGGCAGACCTCGGCGATGCGGGCCAGCTCGTCCTCGGCGATGACCGAACCGGTCGGGTTGGCCGGGCTGGCGACGATGACCCCGGCGGGGGCCGGATCGAGCGCTTCGAGCGCGGCGGCGGTCAGCTGGTAGTGCTCGGCGGGACCGCAGGCGATCTCCACCGCCTGCATGTGCAGCCCCTTCACCACATTGCGGTAGGCGACATAGCCGGGCCGGGCCATGGCGATGCGGTCGCCGGGCCGGAAGGTCGAGGACAGGGCCAGCACCAGCGCCGGCGAGGCGCCGCAGGTCAGCAGCAGCCGCTCCGGCGCCACCGCGACGCCGTAGCGCTCGGCGTACAGCCGCGCGATCCGGGCCTTCAGCGGCGTGCTCTCCCAGTACCCCATGCCGTCGGCGTCCAGGACGCGATGGGCCTGCGCGATCGCGCGGGGCGGGGCCCCGGTCGAGGGCTGC